CAAGCAGAAAACGACGGGTTGGACTCCCGTACCCCGCTCCACTACTTCTCTTCTAATTCCAAATCCGGTAGGCTCTTGCCGTCCTTCGACCAGAAGCGGCACCAGCCTTCCGGGTTCACGTCTACATCGTTGTCCGGACGGAAGACTTCACAGACGACTCGCTCTGGCGTGGTAAAGGTTTTGTACAAGTGAAAACATCCATGGCACTTGTGCTTACCCGAAGCGTGCTCCTCGTAGCCAACCTGCTTGGCGTTGAACTTGGGTGGCCGGTCGGCAACGAGTGTCCGATAATCGGACTCACTGGCGAGCCCCTTCATCCTCACTGTTCCCCTGGCGCGATCAACGTTCACCAGCGTGTTGACCATCACGAGCCCAACGTCTCGCTTGCTCATAGCGACTTCCTTGCTTCATCCCAGATGGCTTCCGTACCGCCGTCCTTGAAGAGTTGCCGCACTTCGTCTGTCGGTGCGGCTTCCGGGAAGCGCCCTGTTAATTGAAAATGAGGCATGTCAACGAGTGTCTCCCAGTGGGCACCGCTGGTGAGCCCGAGTGATGTGCCGACTTCGATCATGCGTTGCCAGTTCGGGTGAGAAGAGTCCCAGTCTGGGTTGTATGGAAGATCGGGATCGAACTGGCTGGGCACGCAATCGACGGCGAGTCCAAAGTTGTGATAACTCCATCCACCACGGGCGTTGGTGACGCGTGCGCCGGGAGCCGTCCGGCCTTGCGCGTAGAGTGCGTCTTGCTGGCTCCACGTGCGTAGACCTTGAACGACACGAATCAGGGTGCCTTCTTGTTCGAGGATGGTGTCCATTTGTACGATCTTGGCGGCAAGCTCCGGCATGATTTCTAGTAGGCGGGCAGTGGTAATAGAATCCATTAGGTTGGCTCCTTAGTGACGCTCAGAGCATACCGTTCATCCGAGGGCGAGTAAAGGCGTTCCCGCTTTTATGCTTGCAGTTCCTCTACTCTTGGACTATAACCATCAAGTCGGAGGGCAGCGCACGAGCATGGCGAACAAGTCGAGGGGTGTTTGTCAGATTGATGGGCATTCGTTGTCATCCGTTAAAATAGCTGAAGCCGTGGAACCGAGCTTTCAGTTGATCGTCTCCCAGTTCGAAATCATCTGCACTAAATGCGGTATGGACCTCAAGGAAGTTCGCGACTCACTGCCAACCGTTGTGAAAGGAAGAGAAACCCCAAATGATTCCCAAGAATAGTCCGTTTGCGTTTCATAACGCTTTGTGTTCGCAGTGTGGCGAGACCATGCGCCCGGTACTGAAGCGTCAGAAGAACGGCGTGCTCACTGCAATCCAGTTCGCCTGTGACACCTGTAAGTATCAAGTCGAGGCGTCGCTGCCGTACATCAACTGTATGCCTGCGGTGTACGAGCCACTTCCGGAGCCGGAAGTTCTGAAGCCAATCGAGTCCGTTGCACCAGCGGTCCTGCCGTCATCGGAGAAGTTGGCGGAGATGAGGCAGTCGTTATCGCCAGCCGACCAACAGAAGGTGGAAGTTCCAACTCAACCAATCCAGGCGAGCGCCGAGACTCTACCGGCACCACCGGCAGCGGAGTAAGCCATGCGCGATCTGTTAGGCAGGATGTTGAATGAGGGGCAGAAGGTCGTTATCAACAGCGACATCCTGCCTAAGCCGCTGGTCGGTACGCTTGTGAAGGTTGGCGGTATTCCAATGCCGCATCCCCAAGTGCGCGAAGGCGTGGTTGACGTGGTGGTAATGGTGGAGGTCCACTTGGCTATGGCTGCTGGCACGCCAGTGGTTCCCCAGCTTGTTATCTGCCAAGACAACACCGACTCCAAGAATGTGATCGAGAGCACGGAGGCACCGAATTGAACGGCGCTGGCGACATCCTGTTTCTCATTCTTGGCTTCGTGTTTGGCGGCGTACTAATCGCCTTTATTGGCCTGCTCGCTCTGTTGCTATTCGCGGCTCGCTCACTACAGACAACGGTGAAAGAGTTCAACCACATCACTAAACTCTTGCGCGAAGACGTGATGGACGCCAAGAAGGGGATTGAGGTTCTGAGTAACCCAGCCTTCTCTAATGCAGCCGACACGTTCGTTCGCATGGCAGCGTTCTGGCCGACTGCCGGTCGCCTGATTCAGCAGTTGACCGATCAAGTGCAGAATTTGTCGAAGGGTTTGTTCCGTGAAGTTCCAGAAGAAGTTCGGCCTACATCGGTTGCTGCAACCGAGCAAGCCAAGGTGATGAGCAGGTTCTGGCCGGGAGCTACCGACGAGGAACAGGCTCGCAGGGAGGCGGAGGCGGAAGCCCGCGCGGAAGGCATCGAGGTCAACGATTCAATGGTTCCCCCTCCACCACCTATCCTGCGAGTTGTTGACGAGGCTTGACGCGTCGGTAATCGCGTCTCACAATCTAGTCGATGGCGCAGCGATCCCCAAAACGTCGAGGAACCAAGATAGCCGAGTATTCCGGCTCCAGCATAACGATTGAGCCGGTCCATCGCTCTCGCTGGCTTCGCAACAAGAAGCTCCAGATGAGCTACACCGACATCGCCAAACAGGACAACGTTAGCGAGAAGACGGTGCAGAGTTCGGTCGAGAGATTTGACATCTTCCAGTCGCTTTTCACTGAAGACCAACTCCAGCGACAAGTTATTCAGATGACGATGAACCTCATGTCGGAAGAGGAAGAGTCGTTACGGTTGCAGTTGCGAGCGGTGAAGCGTAACACAGAAGGGCAGCCGATGGTCGATGAGGCCGCAAAACCATTGCCCGACTTCGAAACCCGCAAGGCGGCATCCGATACGATCACCAAGCGGTTGGCAATCCTGCATCCCGGCAAGGGGCTTACGATTCAGACCGGCGTGCAAGTGGGAGTACAGCCAGCAGTCATCGACCACACCACGGTTGGCCCGTCTGGTAGGTTTGCATTCGAGGAACGGTTGCGAGAGATTAACCGCAAGCGAACACTAGAATTGCCAGCGGCTCCGGTCGGGGACGTAGTGATTCAGGGTGAAGGGGTGTATGTAGGGGAAGAAGGGGAAGATGAAAAAGATTCCGGAGAATAGACCAATGTAGTGGACAGCATTCACCGCAAAGACCCCTATCTGAACGAGATGATAGAGGTCTTGAATTTTCATTACGAACGGGCTCGTGGAGATGTGAAAGAGGCGGCTCTTTCCCTCAGTTCATACGAAAAGCAGATTATTGATGAAGAAATTTCCCGGTGTTCCCAGCCTATCACTGGGATGCGCTACTACCTGGAGAACTACCACGTAATCGCTTCCGAGAGTAAAGGACTTCACACTCTCAACCCATTCTGGGATTCCCAGGAAATCTTCTTCGGCAAGTGCATCGAGATCATGGTGGCCGGTAGGCCATGTAAGGTGCTCGTGCTGAAGGCGCGGCAGTTGGGGCTCTCGACTTTATCCGAGGGCATGATCTTCTGGAAGACGATCTTCACCGAAGTCTGCAACACGCTGGTGGTAGCGCAAGACCCAGGGCAGGCTGATTACCTGTTCTCGATGTCGCGTCGTGCGTACGACCGTCTTCCGTGGTGGATGCGCCCAGAAGCCCGGTATGAAGCGAAGGGACGCTACCTGCAACTCGACCGCAAGGATGAGTACGAACGCATCTTGAATCCCGGCCTGCAGTCGGCCATCTTCGTAGAAGCAGCAAACAAGTACACCGGAGTCGCAGTCGGCAAGACTCTTCGCGCCTGCCATTTGTCTGAGCTTTCCGCGTGGCCGGAAGCGCAGGTTCTCTCGACGCAAATTTTCCCCACGTTGAACGCTCCCGACACGCTGGCAATCCTTGAATCGACGGCTCGCGGCAGAAACAATTTGTGGTATCGGTTCTGGAACGATGTGGCGCGAGGCAAGATTAAGGACTGGACTCCGATTTTCATTGAGTTCTTCCGCGTCAAGAAGTACTCACTGCCAATTCCGAAAAACCTTTCCTTCCAGTTGACGCCGGAAGAAGTCGCGCTTAAACAAAAAATCAAGACCGCCAGGAACATCGTCATCACCGACGAGCAGTTGTACTGGAAGCGGGAGAAGATCAAGGAATTCGAAACTCTTCACGGTGATGAGTGGCTGTTCTATCAGGAATACCCTTCAACGTCGTGGCACGAAGCGTTCCAAGGTTCAGGCATCTGCGCGTTCAACAGACGGAAGCTGCAGTCAATCAGAGAGACGACAGTTGCCCAGCCCGCCTGGGTTGGAGAGATCATTCTCGAAGACGCTTCGGATAAGACCTACAGGCTGAAGGGACAAAAGGTCGGACGCGAGATTGGGGAACTTGATCCCGATAAGGTTCCAGAAGCGGTAGACGTGGGAACCCGCCTCTACATCTGGGAGATGCCAGAGCGCGGCGAGAGCTACTACGTTTCTGCAGACGTAGCGCACGGCTTGGTTGGCGGTGATTACTCCTGCGCTCAGATCATCAAGATTGGGCACGGCTTAGAGCCAGACGTTCAGGTGGCTTGTTGGCATGGGTGGATTAACCCGACTCCGTATGCGAGCGTACTGGCGGCACTGGGATACTTCTACAACACGGCGCAGGTCGCAGTCGAGTGCAACGACGTGGGCACCACAACGAATAACGAACTGATGCGAGTACTGCAGTATCAGAACCTATTCCGCTGGAAGCACTACGACAAGATTAAGCACTCGATCACGGACTGGTTCGGTTGGTACACAAACTCGAAGACCAGAGACCTCATCATCGCGAAGTTCCGCGAAGCGATTGACGATGGCTCAATCATTCTGCGGGACGACTACCTCATCGAAGAGTGTTTTGACTTCTCCAGCGATGAAGGCTCGCGCTTCGAAGGGCAGGAGTCGAACGATGATCGCGTCATCGCGATGATGATCGCTCGTTGGTGTGCTCACGATTCAGATTTTGGCAAGTTAGCCGCTGCGAAGCCGCGCACGTCCGACAAAAATGACTGCATACATATTGTGCTCGACTCCCTATTTCGCGTGCGTGGTACGTTTCCGTCTGAAGAGGCTGCGAAGGAATTTATGGCTGGAAAATCAGGGTGGTCGATTAAACTGGGACCGGCCAAAGCGGACTTTGCCAACTCCGAGTTCAGTCCAATTCACGACCGGAAGGGGCTACAGCACGACCTGCATTACGGGCAGGGAATTCCGGAGCACGCGGTAAGAGAGATGGCATTGTATGGAGGGTCGAGTCCGGACGTAACACCGGAAGACGATCAGTGGAAACTGTATTGAGGAGCGACTAAATGGCGACACTACCACCAACATTAGGCCCAACGGGTCACACCGGCGTAAGTCAAGCGCTGCAGACCGGAGTCGCGCAGCACGATCAGAACGACGGGATCGCAAGCGGTCACAACCCGCGTCCCTCGAACTGGCAATGCCCGAAGTGTCCCGAGGAAGTAGAGAGTAGACTCTTTTCGTATCCCGGAAAATTCGGTCTCATCTGTCAGCGAGATTCGTCGCATGAGTTTCACGACATGGACGAACTCATCAACGTGCAGCCGAAGAAACTCCCCCCCCTGAAGTCGGCTGCCCCTACTGGACCCAAGCCGAGCGAAACAAAGATCGAGTTGATTGTCGAAACCAGCGTGCTACAGCTACTGCAGCAACGCTTCGCGGATCGACTTGCGCCCAGCTTGGCAGCGGTCTTTCGGGCGCTCACTGATGCGGCGGCGTTTATCGTAAACAGTGAAGTGTCGGCGGCGTTGACTGGCCACCTGGGTGCGACCTTCAAGGATGGCTTCCAGTTAGCGGGAGCCGTGTTCGACTTGCGGAAGCAGCGAGACGATCTGCGAACCGACGTTGAGAACATGAAGCAGCAGTTGCAGTCCAAGGGTGTGGCTATGCCGGTTGGCCAAAACGGAGTAACGATCTACCTCACGCCTGATAGGTTCAGTGAGATACAAGAAAAGGCCAAATTCAACAACATGCCAGTCGATCTCTACTTGAGCGGGATTATTAAATTCGCTATGGAGAACGGCTGGCTTTAAGGAACGGGTGAACTGATGGGAACCTTCTTCCCTGATTTGCAACCAAAGCTCGGTACAGATACGTTGTGGCCGGAAGGCGGGTCGCCGTATTACGCCCAGCTTTCGTACTGGTGCAATGCTGCGCTCGAAGAAGCTAAGGCTGACGTTGCGGCCAGCGAAGACGTGCAGAACATGGGGAAGATGATTGACTACCTTGCAGGTAAGCAGTGGCCCAGGGCTCGCTCGCAGAAGAAGTCGAAACCAGTCAACAACCACATGTGGAAGTTGTTCTGGGAGGCAATCGGGAATCTCACCGACCTGAAGCCGATCTATGAGGTCAAGTCGATTGATTCTAACCCTGCATTTCTCATGCAGGCGAAGGTGCTTAACGAGTTGACTAAGGCGTGGTGGACGCAATCATCTGCCGACCTGGGTCTTGCCCTCGTCATTATCTACGCGATGCTGACCACTGGCTTTGCGAAGGTAGAGTGGAACCCATCCAAGCTGAACGGATGGGGAGACCTCGATCTCATCCCGCTGGGACCAAACGACTGTTTGCCGCTGAAGCCGAAGCTGACACTGGATTCCGCCGAAGCGATTATTTATCAGGCCGTACAGCCGCTGTCGTTTTTTAAGCACAAGTTTGGAGCCCGTGGCTCGCTAGTCAAAGCTGATCCCACCTACTCGAAGTTCGCTCTCCCCGATACCAAACCTGCACATATCGGTACCATGCAATATAACTTGCTGTCGCCGCAGATGCAGCGGCTCCTGGGCAAGCCCGGCGAGTTGAAGCAGAGCGCTTATCCAATGGCGCTGTATCGCGAGCACTGGTTTAACGACTTCTCCTATAACACTTCAAACAAAGAAGTCATCATGGGATTGAAGGGGTCCAACTGGGAGTACCACGTTAAGCCAGGGGACTTACTGTATCCGCGTGGCCGCTTGGTTATCATGGGCGGCGACAGCGCCATCCTACACGATGGGCCGAATCCCTATTGGCACGGGATGAAGCCGTTCGCGTGCCTGCGGATGAACGTGGTGCCGTGGCAGTTCTATGGCATGAGCGACGTGCGCTCATGGTCGGAGTTGCAGGACATCCTGAATAGCATTCTGGCTGGCGTGTTGGACATGATTAAGAAGGCGACCAACCCAGGCATCATCGCGCCGACCAACGCCTTCGATCCCGCAACGTGGGAGATGCTAGACCTCAGCTTGCCGAGCTTCAAGGCTGCCTACAACCAGATGGCAGTATCCAAACCGGAACTCACGCAAGCTCCACAGATTCCCGCGTACGTCATGCAGACGTATGGCTTGATCGCGAAGGACATGAAGGAGCAGTCGGGCGCGTCGGCAATGGACGAAGCTCTCCGGAAGAAGCAGGTGCCGGGTGGCGACACGCTGGAAGCGATTGGACGAGCAAAGAATACTCCCTACCGCTTAAAGGGGAGGATGATCGAGAACTTCTTGACGCCGGTTGGACAAATGGGGATTTCCGGATTCACGCAGTTCTATACCAAGGAACGGCGCTTCTTTATGCTGGGGTCGAAAGGATTGCTGGCTGCCGATACTGACAGCGATCCCGGCACGATGGTTCCAGCGGACATCAACCCAACCGATCACGTTCGCCGGTTTCAATTTTCGATTCAGCCGGGAAGTTTACTGCACATCCAGCGGCTCGATGAAGCCAATCAGTTACTCGGACTTCGCAAGCTGGGTGACCTCGACCGCAAGACGCTATTCGAGCGGTTGGACTTTGGCTTGAACGCCGACACGGTTGAGCAGAACCTGAAGAAAGAGCGCGAGGCAGGGGTTCCACTGCTGCCGCCGAAGAAAGGCGGAGGGCACAAGTAGTGGCGACAGTTGCGCAAATCAACAAACCAACGTGCTCACTGGTGAGTGAGCAAGGGCGCACGATTGTCATTACGCAAGAAGTCTATGAAGCCATCGCCTCGCATGTAATTGCGAAGACAACCGGGATGGTGAAGCTCGAATTCAAGGATGGCGGGATAGCTGGAGTGGAGTCCACGACGGTGAAGCGCTATAAATAGCTTGACAAAAGCGAGTGGTGTTGTCCACACTTGCGAATAGCAGAACGGATTAAGCCCAGATTCGGGTTCCCTTGAAGGGTTGACACGAAGCGGCTCAGTGAGTGGAGAGACTCATTGGGCCGCTTTCTTTTTTGAGGCAATAATGCCCTGGAGTTCGAAGGATGCGAAGCGACACACAAAAAAGGCTAGAAGCGGAAAGAGCGCTCGCCAATGGTCGCACGTTGCAAACTCCGTTCTTGAAAAAACAGGCGACGAAGGTGCAGCGATTCGAGCGGCATCTGGCGTGGTTAGAGACCGAGGTAAGAAACGGTCGCGTAGGCGTGGCAGCAGCCGCGCTTAATTTTTGAGTTCTCCTCTCTTCGGAGGGGGAACCGTGGTGGAGGCCACGGTATAAAAAACCCGCGCTGACTGCAACGTACGAGCGAGCAAGCAGTCAGAGGGGAAAGGAGGCCACCGATATGGCACGCAAGAAGCACGGACGTAAGTCCAAGCGCTAATCAAGGCTCCGGGTAAAGCCGGAGTGAGTTGAATCCCCGGAGGGATCAACCAGAGGAGCCTCCCTCACTCGCTTGACCCCTCCATAACCTTTTTGGGAGAACCGAAATGGCAATGAAGAACACGAACATTCGGGTTGATCCGGAAGGTGGCCGTGAAGGCCACGGCGGAAACGGCGGCAATACCGGCGCGATCCGCAAAGGCACGTTCATGCCGGTCGGAACCTTTGCCGAGATGAACGACACCGCGATCTCGCCCAACAAGAAGTCGGGTTCAAGCTCTGGCGGCGAAGACACCCGGTAACCACAAATGGCAGCCAACCCATCAGCGCTCGACAGACCACCTATGCTTCCACCTGAAGTCTCCGGACAAATGGGTGGGGGTGGAGGCAATCCACTCTCTGCCATCGGCGGCATGATGGCGCAGAAGCCACCCGGACCAGACGCTCCGCAACCCGGTGGAGCGATCACCGCCCAGGCCGATGCAGTCGAGAAAGTCGTATCCCAAATGTCCCGCATGAGTGAAGCGTTTGCTCCCTTCGGAGCTAAAATTCTCGACACCTTGAAAGCCGGTGTTGCGGAAGCTACGCGTGCGGGTCAGTCTGGCGGATCATCGCAACCTACCCCGCAAGGGTCGGCTGTGCCCGCTGGAGCCGGACCAGGATTCCCCGGTTAGAGCCGAGTCCTCAATAGCGACGCGATTCCGATGAATCGACCTGCAGCCCATGCAGCCCGTTAAGGGAAGTGGGAAGGGGAGATAAGAGCGATGGCAAAGTTGAGCGCGGCACTGGAAGAGTATTTGAAAACTCTACCAGCCGAAACACAAACAGTTCTTCGTCCGCTGTGCGAGGCGAATCCGGGGTTGGGTGAAGGATGGCTCCGGCAAAACGATTACGACCGCTTGATGGACGAAGGAAAGATCGTAAAAAAAGAGGCGGACGAGGCTCTCAAGAAAGCGACCACGTGGTACGAGGAGAACAGGCCGAAGTACGACGCCGTGATGGCTGAGAATGCAACCTTCAAAACCCGCGTTGCCGGACTGGAAACCGAAAACCAAACCCTACTGGATCGGGTAAACAAGGCCGTAAGCGGATCGGGAGATGAGATGACGCAAGCGCAAATGGATCAGTTGAAATCGAACATCATGGAAGAAGTCGGCAAGCGCGGCTATGTCTCCCAGGCTGAATTTGACAAGATCGCCCTGCAGAAGTCCGAGGAACTTACCAAGAAGCTCGTCACGGAACAGTACACCGAGGCCCGCGACAGGTTCTTCAAGGAAGACTTCCCGGCATCCGTTCAGTTCACCACCGAGATGGTGGACATCATGGCCGACCATCGCGACGAGTTCAAAGAGAAGCTCGACCGCGAGAAGTTCGCAAAGTTCATGCAGGAAAACAAGCTCATCAACCCGCGACAGGCTTACGAGCAGTACGTGGGCGACCGGCGCTTGCAGTTCAAGATCGAAGCTGCCCGCAAGGAAGGCATGGAAGCAGGCAAGCAGGAAGCGCTCAAGGCGCAGATTCCTGGCTCCGGCGTAACACCTGGGGACGGCAGTGTTGGTCACTTGCAGTTGCGATTGACGACTCCACCCGTAAACGGCGAAGCAAAGCCAGTCATTCCTCCGGACGTGGAAGTTGGCACGGGTCAGTTGGCGGCACTTGCAGCGCAGGAGTTGCGTCAAGAAGGAAAGGTTTAGGGCTCCAGCAGTAGAACGGCTCCCCGGAAGGACTACAGTCTGCAGCCGAGTTCGGGCCGAGGTACAAAGCGATTTGAAGGGAAGTCCGATTATCGGATGCAGCCCTGAAGGTCGATAGAGGTAGGTATCTCTGCCCCGTCAATGGGGCGGTAATTCAGAAAAGGACAAGGAAACGACTATGAGTTTGACTTACGACGATCTCACATCTAAGACAAACAAGTTCATCGTTCCGCGTCTGGTGGACAACGTTTACAAGTCCAGCCCCATTTTCACTCGTCTTCGGACGAAGAACATGGAAAAGTTCGAGGGTGGCCAGACCATTCGGCACCCAATCATGTATGCCGAACTGAAGGGCGGAGCTTTCACGCGTGGCGCTACCTTCGACACCAGCTATGTCCAGACGGACACGGCGCTGGAAGTCTTGGTCAAGTACTACTACGTGAACTGCACTCTCTTCGGTACGGACAACGTGCTGAACCGGGGGCCGGAAGCCGCCATGTCACTGGTGGAATCGAAGATGGTCAACGCAGCGGGCAAGATGGCCAAGCTGCTTGGCACCGATTTGTTCCTGGATGGTCAGGGCACGTCGTCTTCGGTTATCCAGTTGGATGGCTTCAACGCTGCCATTGACGATGGATCGAACTTCGCCAACTACGCCAACATCGTGCGGGCCAACATTGCGACCGGCGCGAACAACGGCATCAACGCGTACTTCGCTTCGGTAACCACGCTTGGATTGAAGGATGTTCAGACGGCTTATGGCGCGACATGGTTCGGCAACGAGCACGTTGACCTGATCGTGACAACCCAATCCATTTGGGACATCTTCTGGAACAAGCTGCAGCCGCAACAGCGCTTCCTGGAGGAATCCAGCGATGTCGTGAAGGCTGGGTTCCAAGCGATCCGGTACAACGGTTCGTCGCTTACCGTTGACCAGTACTCGCCAGCCGGCTTCATGTACGGCCTGAACACGAAGTACATCCAGTTCTGGATCAGCACGCTTCCGAAATACCAGTTCGGTTTCACCGGCTGGAAGGAAGCGCAGAACACGGATGACGTGGCCGGTCAGTACCTGTTTGCCGGAAACTTTCTCAACGTCGCACCGCGCTTGATGTTTAAGCTGTCGGGCATCACGGGTTAAGGGGGACACTATGTACGGATGGCTTCCAACAACTTCGCTGATGCAGGTCTCGACCGGGGTCGCCGCTACGGTGGACGATCCCGTTCTATCCGCAAGTGCGGGTCTCATCAGCGACTACGACAACAAGGGCGGTGCTCGCAACCTGCTGGGTGCAGTGGGCTACGACATCGACTCCAAAAACCGCATCCTGCTGTACAAGTACGTACAGTTAGTGAGCACGGCTATACCTTCACTGATTGTCGGCCCGGTGTACTTCACCGACAACACGTTCCAGATCGTGTCTCCGGTTTCAACTGAAGGCGCGTATGGCGTGAACGGTGTCGCCGGAATCCTGCTTAACGCAAGCGCCACGTACAACAACTACGTGTACATCCAAATCTTCGGCTTCTTGGCCGGGATGGTTGTAGCTGGTTCGACTGCGATTGGCGATGCGTTGATCGGCACGTCTGGCAACCAACTGACGGCTCGCGTGGCAGCGAACACGGCACCAACCAACACAGTGGTCGCAATGGCACTCACTGCGGTCTCCAGCACCAAGTCCGATGTTCTTATCACGGTCGGGCTCGGCGGGCTGACCGGATAGGGGAGGACCATTATGGCACTCACGTTGACGCAGGTTACGGATAGTCAGGATGTCTGGGGAGGGCGGTATCGCGTACGACTGTACGATGCCGTTCCCGCAGCTTCCGACTATGCGACAGGCGGCTACTCAATCACTCCGGCTTCTATCGGCTTGGGTGCAACCGGCACGATCCTGGGAGTAGAGTGCATCGCGCAGAGCGGTGGCACTTCGTTTTACCTTGCCGCATGGCAGCCATCCACGAAGAAGTTGATCTTCGTGTGGTCGGCTGGCTTCACACCGGCAGGCACCGTCGCCGCGCCAACGATTAACATCGCTGGTGGCGCTGGCGGAAACGTGAACATCACTACGCCGAACTCGAACAGTTCTGCGCTGGCAAATGGAACTGCTGGCGGAGCGTTGACGGGCTTGACGGGTGTTCAGGCTCCCGCATTCACTGGTACTCCGGCTGCTGCTGGAGGGTTGGTGGAGGTCACCAACGGCACGGACTTGTCGGCAACGACATTCCGCTTGCTGTTCCTTGGCCGGTAGTAGCTGTTCGACAAGTTTCTCGTTCCGGGAGTCGCTCCCCTGGGCGGGAATCGCGTGGGTCGCACGATGCGGAATTGCCCTCCGGCGTTGTGCGGCCCATTGTTTCTTGAAAGGGTGTAAATGGCTGACGACTTCAGTAGCGAGCCGGTGCTGAACAACTACGATGTCAGCGATGACCGAAGTAGTAAGCCAAAGCAGTCAAGCGTTGGCAGAGCGGCAGCGAATGCCAGTCGCGAGTTGAACCGTCAGTCTGTTCAGCAGTTGCAAGATTTGTCTCGGGTAAACCTCACGCGTGAAGACGAGACGCCGCGCATGACTAAGGTTCCCAGCTTCAAGCGCGGAGGAACGGTGCGCAAGTCGGGAGCGGTTCGGTTGCACGCGGGCGAGCGCGTGAAGGGGCGGAAGAAGTCGCGTAAGAGCGGGAGGTACTAATGCCACAGAGATTCGACAAGCGTGGCAGGAGACGTAAAAGCTGGCGGTCGCACGAGCCTCCGAATAGGACGCCAATGCAAGACCTAAAGCGTGATTCTGCCCCTCCATCGACGGAGCACGCGACAGACATGGCGCTGCAGCGCGGTGACTATCGCACCGCTAATTCGGTGTCGCGGTATTCGGATGGCGGTCGGACCTATGGGTTCGGAACCGAAGGCTGGCCGGAGAGCAAGCGTGGTGGAGGGCAGACTCGAAAAACTGGTTCAGGGAGGCAGTAATGGCAAAGTCAATGTATCGCAACAAGCAGCGTGAAGAAATGGCCGGTCCTCCGATGGGGATGAAGCCCATGCGGAAGATGTCAAAGAAGCGTGGCGGTCGGAAGAAGATCGGCGCAGGTCGGATGTAATGCGAAAGGCTACACCCGGAATGCGCGTCCCCAAGACCGGCGTCTATCGCGCCGAAGCTGGTACGCGTATTCAGCCACTGAAACCAATCAAGCGCATGAAGCGGATGAAACGCCTGCGCGGCGGAGGACGCTAATGGGACTCAAGGACTTCGGACGAAAAGTCGGCAAGGGCGCGGCGAAGGTCGCTAAGGACAAGCGCTTCCAGGGCGCGATGGCGGGCGCTGCAGTCGGAGCATTAGCGAGCCGTGGCGGCGGAGGCGGCAGAGATCGCAGGCCGTCCACAGCGATTGGCCCAGCGCGTCCCAGTGGCGCACAGCGTACGCGTAAGTCAGGAAGTGGTCGCGACTAATGCCCGCCCCTCCCCCAAGCGGTCCTGCGTTCGAGTACGGCGTCGGCCAGCAGGTCACCCTGCAGTCGAAGCCTGCGACAACGCAACTCACGTTCCGGCAAATCTGCGGAGAGATCGGACAGTGGAATCCGACTGTCCCGCCAATGATGCTGAAGCGCTGGGTGCAGACCGCGTACCGTTCGCTGATTGACGAGCGGAACTGGTACGGACTTCTCGTGAAGGGCTTGGTCACGGTGCCGCAGAACTACAGCGCAGGGCAGGTCACCGTCATTACCGGCAGTCCGATTGTCACCGGCTCCGGAACGATGTTCACCAATGCGATGATCGGGCGGCAGTTCCGCATTGGGTTCTCGCAACCTATTTATACAATTCAGAGCGTGCAAGGTGCAGGGCAGTTCACCTTGGACCTGAACTGGGGTGGTCCAACTTACACCGGCATCGGCTACCAGATTTTCCAGAGCATTGTCAGTCTGGGGAACAACGTGAAGCGCGTGTATCAAATGGTGAACCAGCAACAGGGCTACCAGTTGATTACGAATATGACGCAGGCAGCACTGAATCGCTTCGACACGTGGCGCACGCAGATGGGATGGACGTGGCTGATTGCCAGCTACGCGATGAGTCCGGACGGGTCACCGTTGTGGGAGCTTTACCCGGCTCCGACGTTCCAGCAGTCGTTTCCCTATCTGGCGATTATTCAGCCTCCCGACATGCAGGCCGATGATTCGTACCCAGTGTCGTTCTTGCGGACGGACATCTTGGTGAACCTGGGAGTTGCGAAAGCTCTGCTGTTCGGCGGCAAGGGTAATCCGTACTACAACCCGGAGACCTCCCAGATTTTCCAGAACCTTGCCACGGTCGAGATCAACAAGATGAAGGGTATGGACAACACCCAGTGGCAGCAAGATTTGCAGTGGGATTACAACAACTGGCCAATGGCGCAGTTCGGTTCACAGTATGAACAATCACACGACGTGGGAGATGGATGGTAATGGAGCGAAGCCATTGCAAGGTTGAGGGCTGCAAGACTGAGGGCGGACGGTTCGTCCAAAAGGGCGACGGGTGGGTGTGCGAGTTTCACAATTCATCCGCCTACCGCGATACCGCGAAAGGTTTCGAGTCGTTTGTTTCGACTCACATCGACGGCAAGGGCACTCCGATCCAGGTACAGAGCTTGCGGCAGCTTCGCAAGCTAGAGAATGCTTACGGCGTAGCGAGTGCGCCCTACAACTACGACCACAACAATCTCCAGAGAGGGTAACAATGGCAGGCAAGAAGCAGAAAGAGTGCATTCCGCAGCAACCGAAGTACCCACGCGAGCCTTACCCAAGCACGGCGAAGCCAGGGAGCGTGCTCGACTTCCCGTCGTTCCCTATGCCGGATGCGGACGGGTGTGGAGACGGAGACGCGACGTTCATGTTTAAGTCCAACACGAACGGGAAGCGAGGCGAGTAATGGGAAAGCGCACATGGGGGTTTGTAACGCTCGCGGCAGGTGGAACGCCGCAGCCGGTATTCGGAACCACTCTGACTACAGCGGTGGCCGCAAACCCATTGCTGGGTGGCAACTACTTCGATCTTACGGTTGGGGCGTTCTCGTTGATTCCAGGGTGTGGGTTTAAGAATGGCGACAACATCATTCTCGATCCCGCTGGCGCTAACCCAGAGCGATTGCTGATTCAGAAAGTTGTTAGCGGAACTGTCTTGCGTGTGCGAAGCCAAGATGGATTCGGATTGCAGTTCTCACACGCTGCGACTGTCTTCGTCCAACTCGCAATTCCTTGCGTCAGTTTTTTTGTGCAATGCAACGAGGGCAATGCGGGCAAGATTTACATCGGCAATTCAGCCACTATGGTGAAGGCTACCGGGGTTGGCGTGATTGCGATTCTGGAGTTTACGTCGAGCGGCATTCAGCCGTTCAACTTTGCCGATCCAATGTACGGAAGCACGCCAGGGCTAACGAGCGACAGCTACTGGTTCGACGGAACCACTAGCGACAAAATTTTGCCATCGCTAACTCTTCTTTAAGGGGGAAATTTTCGTGACGAAGCGAGTACTTGCGTTCCTGGTCTTTCTTCCGCTCGCGCTTTACGGGCAGGACATTGGTCCGTCAACTGGGTTCAATCCGAAGCTCGCTATTTCTGGTGGAGCCTACACGGTTGCAACGCTTCCTACCGGGCAAAAAGCTGGGACGCTGGCCACCGTGTCGGACGGCACTAACTCAGCGGACTGTACGGCGGGCAGCGGCTCTACGTTGGTGACCTGTCAGTACACCGGCAGTGTATGGGTTCACGCCGCTGGTGGTACAGGTGGCGGAGGCTTGATACAGCGCTGTCCGTTCCGAGCGGGTTACAACGCTGGTCCGGTACTCGTGAATGCCCAGCTTCGCTCCCAGGGCGATCTGTGCGAAATTGCAGCGGCAGCGACGGTTAAGGAAATCATCGTCCTGGCGGACGCTGGAGCCAGCACGATACGCTTCTGCGATCTCAATGGTGGGGTATGTACTGCGCTTTCCGCAACCATTACCCCGGCATCGGTCAGCGGTCTAAACGTGGCGTGCGTCAACGCTGGCGGAACAGCTATCACCATCGGCGGCGTCTCGGTGACCTGCGGAACGCTCTCCGCAACCTCCCTGGCCATTGGCGACATAATCCAAACCACGGCAGACGGGACGGCAGACGGGACCAGTGCGGTGCTATTCGCGCAGGTCAACTACACGTTCAACTAGGAGGACACCATGAAGAAACTACTATTCCTGTGCGTTCTCCTGCTGCCGGTGTTTGCATCTGCCACGACATTTACTTCATGCTCGGGAACCGGAACGCGCAACTGGCATACCTCGACGGACTGGACACCGAACGGCACGCCTACCTTCGGCGACACGATCACTAGCATCCAGAGCGCCTGCGTAATGCAGTGCGAGGCCGGACAGTCCTGCAATCTAGGCACGTCTGCTGCTGGCGCGGGAAGTACTGACATCACCATTGCCGCTGGCGGAACGCTCAAAGTGCTGGCAGGCGCGACATTCACAATGCGTGGTGGTGTAGCCATGAAAGGCGCACTCGACATCTATGGCGGAACATTTTTGCTTGATCCGGCTGGCGCGGGAGATTCCCGTGCCTATGTCATCGACACCGAAGGCGGCGGATCGCCGGTCGTGCAGATTTGTGCCGAATCAACGTGTACCACCACAACCGGAACGCTGGGTATCCTGAACTGCGCTAAGGGTTCTTCCAGCACCTGCACGATCAACCACGGCGCTGCCTTCAGCGGGCAGATTCCCGGTTGGACGCAGGTTCGTGGGGCGGTAACGAACTATGGGGCGGCAGCTCTCCCGGCCATCAATTTCAATGATGGGCAAACACCGACAACTGTCGGATTTATTGCGAAGGGCAATTCGCTGTTCGACAACGACGGCGTAGTTTTAATGGGCTGGAACAGCGGCACCCTGGCCGATACATTCGATGGCGTCTCGTTCACGCGCTGCCAGGATCAGAGCGCCGGAGGAAACCCGTTCGAATGTCTAGAAGTTAGCAATAGCACCACCACCAGCGGCAATCGCACATTCCGCGTCACGGCTTCTGGCTATCCCTCGTCTCATGAGTATCAGCTCAATATGAACGTTACCGGGATGACAGGTGGAGACAGTACGCATCCGGGTCTTATCGGTTACAACGTATTCATGCGGTTTCCGGGACGCACGGGCAATGGGCTTCAGAACGTGCTCAACGTGGTAGACCGCATCAATGCCCCCGGCACAACCAGTGCAAGTGCGCTCTCGGCGTCCAAAACATGCGCTGATGTTTTCTCTGATTGGGTGATGCTGAATCACACTTCCAACCAGCACCACATTGTCGCTACCAACAACACTTGCGGCACCACGGCGAACACGTACACCCACATGGTCTTTGACGGAGATGGCTATCGCGCCTCCGACGCTGGCGATGATTACCAAGATGGCGGAGTTTACACTGCGACCAACGATCTTCACATCAACGCCAGCGGGACACTTTTCACCCTTAATGCGGCATCGGTCGAGACGGTCACGATCACGCACGACACAATGTTTAACGATTTCGGCGGGTCGATCTGCGAGCTTAACTGCTACGCCGGAGGGTTCTTAAAGCAAGCCAACAGCCTGTTTGTACTTCCTTCGGCCTTACAGGGTACGAGCCTTGCTGGCAACGATGGTATTCATTCGTCGTCTGCCTACAGATCAACGTTTCGCCAGACCGCGACTAGCTCGAATACCGACTGGAACTTCTTCTGGCAGATGCCGGGATCAGGCGACCCCGGAGCCGGAGCGGCCAAGACATCTCAGATTCAGGTTAATCTCGGGGCCACACCGAGTTGGGTAGCGGTTCCAACTACAGCATCCAAGACCTTTACTGGAACAGTCACGATCACGGGCGGAGTCAATGTAGCCTGCACTGGCTGTGGCACCAACGCGGCAGCGAAGGATTACATTGTCGATGTCACGCAGAGCCCGAACACGTACGCCATAGTTCAAAGCGTCACCAATGCCAACGCCATCGTGCTTACTGGGGCTATCCCTACCTATGTAGGGGGAGACACGGTAGAGGTACGCCCTGCCTACTTCTCGTCGGGCGGCACGTATGGTACGGACTGGGGCACGCACGACCAGCACATCAATCCGTTCTTTCAGGACTCGACGCGAACGGTTTGCTCGTGGTGGAAGATACAGGCAGCAAGCACGATCAACTGCGCCAGCCAGGGCGGAGATTACGTCGCCACCAGCGGCACCAGCACGACCACGATCAACGATACAAACGTGAACTTCAGCACTCTGGGTATCGTGGACAACACCGACGTGGTAGCCGTCTATTCCTCGGACTTCAATACCTTCCGAGGGTCAGCAGTCGTCACTTCGCACACGACAACCTCGATCAGTTTCAGCGCACTGACTGGGACTACATCGGGCGACCACTTCACGTTCGTTACCGCGCCCTATAACCTCGGGCAGTCGGCAATTCAGTTGTACGGTTTCGACGTGAGCGGGAATACTGTGACGCCTCCAGCGTGGGTGACATCGACTATCGCAAAAGACATTGAGAACTATTTGCTTTTCGGCTTCGCGCCGACAAACCCAGCGTTGTTTCATGCGGGCGGAGATAGCTTAACGGTCGGATGCTGTGAAGTGATTCCGCCTAACGGCGGGATTTCCGTTGCGAATTAGAGAGGATGAGGTATTAGACGTGGTGCCGAATTTTGGCAAGATTGCGATCCTCGGACTCGTTCTGCTATGCGCCAGCGTTGGCGTAGCGCAAACCCACACCTATGCTGCCACGGATTATCCGAACGTGTTCACGGCTCCCCAGACCATGCCGTACGCGATCTTGGGGTACATCCTGAGCGAGTCTACAAATCCGGCGTCCACTGGCGTGGTGCGCATGTCTACGAGCGACTGCTTGGCATGGAAGAACAACGCCAACAGCGGCAACCTCGGACTGTGCGTAAACGTGAGCGACCAGCTAATGTTCAACGGAGTGGTCTTGAACGCTGGGAGCGGTATCACCAGTCTAGGGTTCCAAAACAACGGGTCGCCAGTTGGGGTCATGAGTTCTTCTGGAGTTCTGAACTGCGTGGGGTGTTCGTTCAGTGGGTCCGATCCCAACTACACCCTCACCATCGTGGGCGGAACGGCTGCCGGATCAAACACTCAAATGCAGTTCAATTGCAGCGGAGTTCTGTGTGGCGATACCGATCTCACCTACAACAGCGGCACGCACACGCATACGTTGGGAGCGCTTGGCATCTTGGACCTGCACAGTGCGGGCACTGGCGGACTGAAGCTCTCTGGTGGATTCAGTACCGGGCTGATATGGGTGACCACTACGACCGGAGCCGTTGCGAGCTTAGTTGGAACGCAGGGTCAACTGGTTGGTATGGGAGCAAGTGGAACCCCGGTCGTAGTCAGCCCCAACCGTTTTATCGCAGACGAGTACGGTGTTCCGGCAGACGATTCAACGGATGCCTGCGCGGCGTTTAATACGGGGGGCACTGGATTGCTGGCGAAGGTTCAGGCTGCTGGTGGGGGGATCATTCAGCTTTCCGGAGCAAATCTCACCAAGTTGATGACATGCGACTTAGTGTTGCCAGCAAACACGATTATTGAGGCAATGGGCAACCCGAGCAGTATTTTGAATGCCGCCCTTCCGCCTCCGAAGTCTGGATTGCACTTCACTTTTGCCACGAGCAACTGGCATATCCAGTGCTTACAGTTCGGCACGTGCGGCTTGCGTGATATGTACGTGTCGATGGACGTGGCCAGCACGAAGGGCATCATCTTCACGGGTTCCACGCCTGTTTTGCATAACGTTGTATTCCGTGGCTTGACGCCAGCACAGGGTGGAGGGGGGAACTGCGCTGATAGTACCCACGCTTGCCCATCGAACGATGGCGCGTTCTTCGGCAACCCCGATTCAGCAACCTACACCAGTTGCGTTGCGGGATCGACGCTCTCTGATTTCTGCGGCTACGGCGCTCCGGACATTGACAACGTTCACTTCCAGAACATGCGGCAGTGGGCAGTTCTTGGTGCCGATGTGAACGTAACGAAGTTCCTTAACTTGGTGGGCGACTACTCGGACTCCTATCCGACCGGAGCGGCTTTTGAAAACAAGGGTCGCAGTTCGGGGAACTATGGCAACACCGTTACCCTGTGGGGTGAGCAGGCTCCGTTTCTTGGTACGAACTGCGGATACGCAAGCCTCATCAAGCTGACCTCATTCTCTAGTCGTAGCGAGTACACGTACTCATCTTCTGACGCCAGCCAGTGCATACACAGCTTTAAGGTTGTCGATAACACTTCGCAGAACAACTTTATTACCGTGCTCTACAGCAACACTTCGGGCAGTCCGGTAGACGACTTCAATGCTGGTAGCGTTGGCAATACGGTCCTCGATCTAACCACGCGCACGTTCTCTTCGCAGTCCATCGTGGCTTCGGCCATCTCTGGTGTGAACACTCTCACCTTCGGCTCGACCGTGCAGGGCAGCTTGCCTGCTGGCGGAAATATCAAGACCGACTGGATTCACGATTCGATGACTGGAGACTGCGCGACTGGTGGCGGGTCTATCGAGGTTTGGTGCTTCTACAACGGTAGCGCTTGGGTTCCAATAGGCAACCAGTCGAGCCCAACCTTCACGGCTCCGGTCATTGGGGCAGCCACTGGCCTATCGCTGAGTGTTACCGGGAAGATCGACGGACAGATTCCGGTCCTTATTGACACGACCACTCCGGTCACGGTTGGAACCACAAACCAGACCAGCTACCACTTGAACCAGAACGCGACTGCGGCGACAGCGATTGTGTACAACCTCCCTGGCGCGGCGGCTGGCCGCAAATACTGCTTCGCCAACAGCTACAACGGGTCAGCAGCCGATACTGGAACGCTGAAGATACAAACCAGCATCGGCCAGTTCATCATTGCTTCTGGAACGCTGTCCGTAAGCAACGGCTACATCATTTCCTTGGGATCAGCAGGAGATGAGATTTGCGTGCTTGGCGTGGACACCACCCACTGGGAAGTCACCGGGATTCCGGCTGGGTCGTGGACGCTACACTAAAAAGCCGCCAGATTTTACTCGGCGGCGTGGTATTAAAAATTGGGTAGGTGCTTTAGGTGAGCTTGCGGCGGAACGCGAATACGCCACCCAGGATCGCGGTCCCAAGAAGCACCAGGGATGTGGGTTCCGGGGCATCGTCAAACTCCAGATCAACGGCCCAATCGGGAGACAGACCGGAAGCGTCCCAGTTGTTACCGAACAGATTGTAGAAGCCGTTGCCGTTGTTGAAATAGGCGAACCCATCAAGGAGCGGACTTGATGTTCCCG